GCATTCATTTTATTAGGATGGGCATCTCTAAACTTTTGCATAATATCTGGCTGCATTTCTTTCCAAACATCTTTTCCAAACTCAGCCTCTTTTTCAAACCACTCATCATCACCAATCTCATACTTCATCCAGTACATTCTGGAGATATACTTCTTTTCTCCTTTGGCTGGCATGACTCCATGAAGATATACTTGACCTTCTTTTGTTAGTATGTCTGGATGACCAGAAGGAAATATCAAGTAGTCTCCTGCTTCTGGCTTATACATATAGGCTTCTCCATCAACAATAAAGTCAATCTCTCCACCAGTATAATCATCATTAAAGTATGTTAAAGCAGTAATTCCAAACTTATATCCTGGGCTGACAATTGGCTCTCTAATAAAATCAGAGTGATAGGCCATTGCTAATGGGTCTTCTATATCTGTTTTATATCTTGCTATTGCTGGGCCATTAGTTGTCCACTGATTAAAAGATTCTCCTTCACGATTTACTAAGATTTTTTCTTTATCAAAATCAACATTATTCTTAAGTATGTAATCTTGTGTGGCTAAATGAAAGTTTTCAAAGACTTCTAGCACTGCAACTTTTTGTGCTTCTTCTTTTTCTGTATTTGTTTTTATCTTCCTAATTTCTTCAATACTCATAGTGTGTGGATAATCTTTAAACAATGGATTCATGTACTCTCCGAAGTGAGACCACTTTGTCCAAGGACTAAAAATAGCATCTTCGCTTTCGTCTTTTAATATCTCAAGTGTCTTAGTGATATCCTTAAAAAGATTCTTGTATACAAATATCTTTGGATAAAGTTCAATATGCTCTAGGAGTTTTTCTGTCATGGTTTTCTGTCTCCTGTGTGCTCTGTTATCTCCCAGAAGAATGGACATGTGTATCTAATACCACTCTTAATCTCTGTTACTCCGTGGACATAATTCATATCCCCTGGGAAAAAATACGCTGCTCCCTTTTTAGGTTTAAACTGTACACCCTGTAATGGGAAGTATAACTCTCCACCTTCATAGTCCTCATTTAAATAAAATAGGCTTGAAAGATCATAGTTTGGAAAATCATTTGGAAGTCCAGCATCTGGCCCTTCGTGCAGTTCCTTGTCTGCGTGAGGGTTCTGAAACTGGCCTGGAAGCCATCTGACGATAGTTGTCCCAGTAGGGGTAACCTTTACCTTATAGAACTCTTCAACGATTGGCTTAAGCCTTTGAAACAGGCCTGCGATTACTGGAGCGATTGTTGGATCATTTTTATCTAAAGTTGGGCTAGTGGCTACTCGATCTTTCCAGTACTCAGAGTCATATACAACTGTTCCGTTTTCGTTAACGTGGCTTTGAGTTACATCCCAGATTGTCAAAGACTTTGCAGCCTTCTCTAAAAACTCTATTTCTTCTTGAGTCATAAAATTTTCTAACTCAACAATCATCTCTTTACCATTACCAAACCAGCCAGATGGCGTTAGTGACGGTTTTCTAATTACAACAGAAGCATCCATTTTGTCCATAATTGAATTATATCATAGGGTTTTTCCCTACAATGTCCTCTCTATCTCTAGTTGTTTTAAGAATCTTTCTGTGTTGAATCTCCAATTATCTTTTGCAAAAGAAGTAACAATCTTAATACAGACATCCTCATAGTCTTTCTTGTCTAACTTATCCTTCAAAGAATGCAATGCTTCGACTGTATCAATATAGTTTTGCCTTACAAATGATGGATCTCCTGCGTGGTTTCTTTTTAAAACTTTTGTATTGATTTTCCCAGATGGCTCATACATAGAAACTGTGAGGTAGTCTTTTGCAAAACCAGCATCTTGATACATTTCATAACCCTCTAAGGCCTGCTCTAGATTATCAAAGGATATAATAGATCTTACAGGAGACTCTCCATCTCTTGAAACAGTTATCATGTAATGACCAACCTTTCCTTCTTTAGAACTTTTGATGTAGTCATTAACTATATCAGAGTGTGTTGGATTTAATTCATTCATGATCTGCCCTGAGTTGTTTGATCTTCTACAATAAGTTTTAAAGTCTTTACTTCATGAGACCCTAGAGACTCTTGCTTTTCGTTAACAGCATTTCTATACCAGTCAGTCCATTCTCCAGTAGAGTTTAGAACTTGGGCTGCTTCACCATATGAGATGTTTGCTTCTACCCTTTTTCTGTCCTCATCTTTATAGTCAACCATTTTTATAACTGTGTTATTTAGTTGTGTCAAAGATATTGGAATAATTGTTGCAACTGGAGTTCCTGCTTTAATGACTATTCTTTTATTTGCTGTCTTTGCCTTAAGTGCTAAAGGGAAAGGGTTGTCATAGAAAGATGTGCTAATTAGTGAAGACATTGTCTCAAACTCATCACTAAAATAGTTTACTGGATTTATAGCAAACATGCTAACGTCAGTGTCTGTTCTAAATATCAATCCAGTGTCCATACTTATTGATGATTGTCCTCTACCAGAATACGCTCTTTCTGGACTAAATATTTTAACACGATCAGGAGTTTGATCGTTTATTCCGTCCCACTCAAACTCTATGTCTTCTTTGCAGGAAAGGCTATATCCAACTACGTTTGCTTGCGTTACTGGAAAGCATCTGTAGGCATGATTTTCTGAAGTAGCGTCCATCCAGTCTCTTTTAATAGACATAGGATTAATTTCAAATATGCAACCTGGAGCCTTTTCTACTAAGATGTTATACATTAGTCTGTATCCGCAACATACATTTCTGGAGTGTGGAACTTTTTATTGTAGTCAAGCATAGTAACAATAGAGTATTTTGTTCCTGAATGTACTGGCATTGCACGATGAGGATACATGAATGTTGAAGGGAATATAAATAGATCTCCAGCCTCTGGCTTTACAGTCAAACCTTGTAATCTAAAGTTTAGTTCTCCACCATCGTAATCATCATTTACATAAGCAACAAGAGACACTGTACAGTTGTATGAGAAGCCGTGATCGTGGTGCTCTTGGAAGTGCTGGCCTGGTCCATACTTAATAAAGTTAAACGCTTCCCAGTACTTTAGTTCATGAATGTTGTGGATCTTGCAATAGTCTTCAACTGCTGGTGCCTGTGCGTCGTATACATCTTGCCACAGTTCCTGAAGTTTTAAACTTGTGGGGCTTTTATCATACTCTATATCTGTTTTCTTAAACTTAAAATCATTACAATCTCTATAATCTGGCATTAACTGCTTGTAGCCCACATACGCAGGTAGCCAAGCATATCCTGTGGTATCTCCTACAGGCTTAAGATTAGACTCTAGTCTATTAATAACATCAATTTCTTTTTTGATTACACCCTTGTAGCAAAAGATTCCATTGCCAAGGTCTTGCTTGTCTGTCCATGTTTGCATAGTATATCCCTTATCTATATTCTCGTCTTGACCAAACTTTATTTTTATATACCCCTCCGTCTGGCTGGCGATAGAAGTTTGCGTTATCTATCATTTTACCATATATCTCTGAGTGGTTTAAAATTTCTGTTGTGTGCTCCCAGTTTTCTCTTTTAAAAGGAAGAACCTGCAGATACGGGGTTCCTGCTAGAACTGTTCCTTCCCATCCTTCTGGAATAAAAAATGGGAAACTTCCAAGAAGGTGAACCTTATCAGAATCAACAATTCCAGTTGTATTCATAAATGGCAGATCAAACCTATTCATTGGTGTCATAAATAAAGCACTGTAGCCATCTGGTAACTCTAGGCCCCAATCTGGAGACCAAGCAAAGTGATACCTGTAATATCCTTTTGGATGTTCAAATTGTGGCATTGGGGGTCTTTGTGTACAAAAATCTTTATACTTAGCGTCTTCAATTTTAATATCAATGTTACCTTGAGCATTTTTAAAAAATACTAAATCACAAGGAGTTTTAAAAACATACCCTGTTGAAAATGCATCCATAATTGCAGGACATGCTTTCCATGTAGGAATTTTCCCATAATCATCAGTTGTCCCTTCTTTAGGAAAAGGGCATACCTCTTTTGGTGCTTTATAGTATTCATTGTTTATTGGATTTTTTGCAAACCTATCAGCATCCTTATACCACTCTGGAATTTCAGACTGGGTTGGCTTAGGAACAGATTTACTTTCCCCAGTTAGCCAAGGTCTAAAAGATCTAAAAATTGCTAAATTAGGTTTTGCGTTTTCCACTAGTGGCTCAGTTCATTGATATCTGTCATAATGACAACGCAATATTTTGTTCCTGATTCCATAGGAAGTGACGCATGTTCATATATATAGTTTGATGGGAAGACTGCTATGTCTCCTACCCTTGGCTTATATACCAAGTTGTCTAGTCTTGGAAACTTTAAGTCTCCACCTTCGTAGTCGTCGTTAATATATATAACTGCAGATACCGTGCAATTGTAGGCTGGGCCATGATCTGCATGAATGTTAAAGTGTGTTCCTTTACCTTCATACTTAACAAAATTAAAAGCCTCATAGTAGGTAACATTTATACCCCAGTATTTTGCATAGTCATCTATGCAATACTTTAACTTTTGATATATTTCTTCGTGTAAGTCTATTAGTTCTGAATTAGTTTCATCTCTTGGACCTAGGTTTTCTTGCTTGTATTTAAAGTCTACAGCGTCTCTTGCTTTTTTAATTGGAACAGTAGAGTTTGTTACTTGTGCTTCTGACCACTTATATTTGCCACCAGTTGAAAGGTTTGACTCAAGCGTATCAATATACCTATTTGCGTCATCTAAAGAAAACGTATCATGATAAACATGCAGTCCTAAACCTAGATTTTCAGCAGTTATTCCATCAGTTAAACTCTTTACTGGAACCCTGTTTGATGCAGTTTCTGATCTATCTTTTGTAAACCATGGGTTGGAATTTTCGTCGTAAATGTCCATTTTTCTCCTTTAGTTATATTATACACTATAGAACTTTAATAAAAGTTACCATTTGCCAAGCGGACATGATGCTTTTGCTAATTTAGTTTTACCCACCATAAAACATCCACATTTTTTACACTGTTTTGTAAGTTGAATTAACTCTGGGCATTCAAGACAAATAGAAAATCTTTTGTCTGATACTTCTTCTGTTACAAGAGGCGTTCTAGGATCTATTAAATCCCAAGGCCTTGTATCTCCAAGATCTTTTTTCCACTGTTGCCAAGCGTTTAATTTTTTTTCCATTTAAAGGACCAAAATTAGTTGGCTGGTTCAGTAAAAGTTGTGCCATCCCATGTCCAGCCCATTTGAACTTCTGAGCCTTGTGGAACCTCAACAACTGTAGGACTTGAAGAAAGTGCTGCTGCAAGAGCCTGGTGCTGGTCTGAAGAAGTTTCTTCAAAAACTAAGTCTGGACCAACTTCTCCATCTATTACAAATACATATCTTTTCATTTAGTGCCTCCTTGTTTATTTGTATTTAAGTATATCATAATTAGCAAAATACGCACGACGATCCACTAAAGTAACATCCGCAGAAGGAGTTGCAAGGGTTTGATTTAGGGCTGAAACAAGTTCCTAAACAAGTGCAACCTGCTGCTTGGAAGTACGGGAAGAATGGGAAGAATGGTGGGAAGAACGGGAAGAATGGTGGGAAGAACGGGAAGAATGGGAAGAATGGTGGGAAGAACGGGAAGAATGGTGGGAAGAACGGGAAGAACGGGAAGAACGGTGGGAAGAATGGGAAGAACGGTGGGAAGAATGGGAAGAATGGGAAGAATGGAGGGAAGAACGGGAAGAATGGTGGGAAGAATGGGAAGAACGGTGGGAAGAATGGTGGGAAGAATGGGAAGAACGGTGGGAAGAACGGGAAGAATGGTGGGAAGAATGGGAAGAATGGTGGGAAGAATGGTGGGAAGAATGGGAAGAATGGAGGGAAGAACGGGAAGAATGGTGGGAAGAATGGGAAGAATGGTGGGAAGAATGGTGGGAAAAATGGCGGGAAGAATGGGAAGAATGGGAAGAATGGAGCAATGGTAGTTACGCTAGTAGAGGCTGGAGATACAGAAGAAGATCCATTTGCATTGTTTGCTACAACAGTATAAGTCTGTGATGTATTTGCTTCTTGTGTAACCTCAAATGTTGTTGCTGCAGTAGTTCCTGTTTTTCCATCAGAACATGTCCAGGTATAGTTAACAATAGCAGAACCACCATTTGCTGGGGCGGTAATGGTTAGAGTATCTTTGTCTACTCCTGCTACTGCTGAAGGTGCAGTCATAGTTGCTGGAACAGTTGTAACGGTTACTGCAGCACTTGCAGTAGATGCTGCTGAGGTTCCTGCTGCGTTAGTTGCGGTTACTGTAAATGTTGGTGTTGCTGATGAGGCAATACCAGTTACAACAATAGGAGAAGATGC